AAAGTCTAAGAATGGATTACCAGTTTTTTTGCCTCCAGGTTGATTAAATGTGTTGGCCTTTGCTCTAGCTTCTTTTACAGCTTGTGACTGTGCCTCAGTTTTTAATCCACTAACAGTTTGAAAACCTAATGCCCTGTTAATTTTTTCTAAGAAAAATGTTAAAGGTCCAGCTATAAACAAACTCATACCTGTTCCTAATTTTTGTAATTCATTTTCAAATCTTATAGATTCTTCTGATAAAGAATCTAAAGTTTTTTTATTTGTTCCAAATGTATTATTAAATTGATCTAAAACTTGTTGTGCTGCTACTGCTTCAAGTCCTAAACTCTTCAAAGTTGCAACGGTATCTGCAAAAGGTGTATTTGCTGCACCTAATTTTTGAATAAGTAAATCAATATTTTCTATAGGATTTCTTAATGCCTTACCAAGCTCAATTGCTGATTGAGCCAACTTATCAAATTGAGCACCTACTTGAGTACCAACAAGAGATAATGCGAAGCCAAACTGACCACCCATTAATCCACCTCCAGCACCTCCAGTAAAACCACCAGCAGAAGCACCAAGACCTTGACCAAATAACAAAGGAAAAGCTCCACCAATTAATGCACTAGAACCTACTTGATTTCTTATTCTTCTATCTTCAGCAGTTCTGCCTCTCATAAATCTTCTAAATCTACCACCAGGTCTTTCAGCAATCCTTTGTCTAATATCTCTAGCTTCAGACCGCATTTGTCTACTAATTTTCCCTTCTTTAGTATTTTCTCTCAATAAATTTCTTTGCTCTTCTAAAGCCCTATTCATCTCTTTAATTCTTCCAGTTACATCTTTATATTCTTTTTCTGATATATCTAACTGTTTTCTTACACCAGTTAAAGTATCTAAATATCTTTCAATAGCACTAATAGTATTAGCAGGAGCAAAGTTTAAAAGCGTTGATATATCTGCATTGCTAAAACCAGTTACACCAGGAACATTTTTAGAACCCATTGCACCAAATGTAGATGCTGTGATCTTTGCACTTTCATTAAATCTTTGAAGAGATTTAAGCTGTGCTGAAAAATTTAATTTTGTAAAACCAGCAGTAAATAACGCAAATTTTTCATTTGTAATACCAACAGAAGCAGCAACATCTTTCATTCTTGTTGCTAATTCTCGTGTTGATACAATACCTTTTCTATTTGCAGACTCAGAATTTAATAAACCTCTGGTATATTTTTCAAAATTATGTTGAGCAAGTTTTGTGGCATCTGCAAGTTCTTTTGTTTTTGCAATCGCTGCATTTGAAAATGGACCACCAGATCCTGGGCCTTTACCTGTCTTTTTTGATAATTGATCTAATTCTTTAGTTAAAGATTTAACTTTTTTATCAGCAAGAGTTAAATTCTTTTGTAACTTTACTAATTGTTCGTCTTTAGTCCTGACATTAATATTAATTCCGTACTCTGCTGCCATTTACTCGACCCAATAAATTACTTCTATCTTACCGCCTTCTGGGTTTCATGGCTTGTTTTTTTTGCACTTGTTCTTTATATTTCTCTTCTTCCTCATGTTTTAATTCAAAAAATGCAGCCCAAGATACTAATTCTTCCTTAGTTAAATTTGCTGTAAGTTGTTTTAATGTCATTCCTAACTCTTTAGCTAAAAAGAACATAAAATACCAATCTTTGTTAGCTTTTTAATGCTGCTTTCGCTTCCTCCACTTTTAATTCATCACCAGATGTCATCATTGCCATTTGTATATCTTGCAAAATAGTTGCATTTACTTCTCTTCTTAATGATGCCTTATGACCATCTTGAAATAATCTTTTGCCATCTTCATCTAATGCTTTTTCAATCATAAGATTTAAAGCAAATTCATTTCCATCATCTGCTTTTGATTTTGCAACTATTGATTCTCTTTCTGCAATAGTTAATGGATGCCAATAAATTTCTAATACTGTTTCTTCTCCATCTTTTAATTCATATTTATATTTTTGGCTAACACCAAACTTGTTTCTGAGGAGTTCAATCGCTTCCATAGTATTTTAATATAATATTTATATTATACTTATATTAGGCATTTGCTGTAAATTGACAAGAAATAATTCCTATAAAATGACTTCTATCCTCTATTTGTAACATAGTTGGACCATTTATATCTGCCACTCTTGGAGTACAACTAAATGTATCAGTATAGTTAGAAGCATTAACAGAAGTAAGTCCATCAATAACAGATTCACTTATAGCAGATACAACTGAAGTTCCTTTATTTTTTGGCACATAAATATTACATTGAATAACACCAGCATAGTAATCAGAAGCAGCACCTTGATTTTGTATCGTTGATTGATTAAAACTTAAATTCATAATTATATATTTTTTAGTTTTTCCAGGAGTTGTGAATGGCACATTATCATTAATAACAGAAACAGTATTATCTGCTGCTACTACTGCATCTGTTACTGCTTTTTCAAAAGCTGCTCTGGCATTAACTAAAGTCATAATTACGAAGGTTCAATGTAACGTAAACCAGATCCTTTTTTAATTTTACCAAATCCACTAGAAGGTTTAGCTCCTACGAATATCTTACCTTTATCTCTCATATTATCTTTAATAATTTGACCAGCTTCACCTTGAACAAATTGTGAAATTATAGGATTTTCAGAGGCATAACCAGCATATTCAGCAGCATTACCAATAAAAATATTTTTTTCTCTAAATTTATAATCTGTATTAACAGGAAAACGAGGATCAATTACTGGATTATCAGGTCTTGAAGATTTTCCTGTTCTAAAAAATTCTAAAGAGGCTTCTCTTTTTAAACCTGCCCAGGGTTCGTGATCTTCAACACGATCAACTTGATCTATAGGATTTCTTCTTACTTTCCAACTAGAAGCTAGAAAACCCGTCCATACAGGACTAGCTTCAGCAGTACTTAAACTTGCATGAAGTTCTCTAATAGTTTGAGCAAAATCAGCATCTAACTGTGCCATTTGATTATTCATAACATTATCAGCACTAAACTCTTGTTCTCTTGCCATTAGAACCTCACCAAAATAGTAAACAAGTAAGTTTGACCACCTTGTTTTGTATCAATATCAGTTATCTGTGCAACTCTTGTAGATCCAGCATAAGTTAATGTAATTTCGTCATCTAAATCTGGTTGATTGTCTCCAATAAGATCAGGTGTTATATAAATCTTTGCCTGTCTTATTTCTCTACTATCATCTTCAGTTGATCTAATATATTCAACTGGTGCTTTTATACTGTAAGTCGTATCAGTTGTAGTGAATGCTCCTGTGCTTGTGTTGTAACTACCAGATGCTTTTTTTGTATAAACAATAGAAGAATCAAAAGAAGAACCTAGATCAGAAACAATCTGTTTTGCAATTTGTTTGAATGCTGAATCTAACTGTCCTGCCATTATCCTCTAACCACCCTCATCTGAAAACTACCTGCTCCACCCAGCATATATGCTCCAAGATAACTTTGTAACCAAGGATAAACATCTAAAATATTATTTATAGATCCAGTTCCTTGACTCTCAGTATTATATTTAACCTGTATATCTCCTAAACTAACTTCAGAAAAATTTCCATCTTTACCAGTAGTACCAGTAATAGCATCAGTATCATTTGCCAAAGCTCTAGCTAATTCATATTGTGCATATTTGATACCATTAGGAATCTTAGAACAAGCTAGTTCAACACCATCTACTTGATAATTATTTCTTGGAAACTTTAATGCCTGTCCATCATCACATCTATCTCCATAAAAAACTAAGGTATCAATCCATCTAGCAGCAGATATTAATGATCTTTTCTTTTGATCGTCTGTTTTATTTGTCCAAGTAGAAGAATCTGGAGAAGTATCAAAATAATCATTAGCTTCTGTCAATGTGACATAACTATTTGCATTTTCTCCTTTTATTGTTGCGTCTATAGTAGCTGCCACGATTAATAAAGTAATTTAGTTTTATTGTAGCGTAAAGAAAAAGCCCCACCAATAATTGATGAGGCTTGATGACCACAATTTAATGATATTAAGGATTGGTTCCAGTATCAAGTGGTGAGTTAACGATTAGTTCAACTATAGGAATTAAATCAGCATCGTATGTGATTGCCCAGTTATTATCGTTAGCTAACTGTGCGTTAGTTGGGTTGTCAGTAGCAGATGTCCACTTAGTTCCCATAACGTGATAAGCACTGTGGTAGTCAACAGACATAACATCTTGCTTAGATAAGATGTTTCTATCTGATTCAATACTTAGAGGAGATTGCTCACCTTCAAGAATTGTTCCTGACTTAATTAAGAAGCAACGGAACTCAGTCTGA